CCCCACCATATGTGGGGAACGCCGCCGATATTTAATCGGGGATGTCTCTGCTAGTATGGAGATTCATTCGATCTAACCTTTCAGCATATTAATGATGCCGAAATGGTGTGTTGCACGGAACTTAATTTGTTCCACATGTTTCTCGCGTTTTGAAAAATTTATTTTTCGCGGGATTTGTGGGAAATTAGGCCTTAAAAGATTCTTATTAGAAGGGGTTGTAGGTACTACATAATCTCCTTTTGGATCATGTATTACTTTGACACCTCCTAAGTAGGCTCTTTTAAGGTCTCTTTCGAGATAACGTATACGCAACATACTACCTTCAGTATATTCATTAATTGCGGTTTGCATGACCGACGGTGAGTGATCACTCAATCCCGACGATTTCCTAAATTCTGCAGAAAAACGTTCTGCGTTCAGTAGAACAGCAGCTTTAGATTCGTCCAACAACTTCTGAAAAGACTGTTGAATAAGAATCGTGGCAGCTTGCCGGAAGGTCTTCATGACTTCTACATGCCTGTCAGGTTCGCCTACTTGTAGGAAGCAGTCGCTACGGCCGGTGTGGTTTAATACAAATTTAACTAAACTCTCCACCGAAATATCTGTACCGTAAGGGATAGACATAAGGAGTATACACCTGTTGAATCGTTTTCGTGAAACTTTAAGTAGTTTCCGAAAGCACAACGGGAGATCAAGACCGCTTTTGTAACCTCTAGTGGCGAGTGTTCTCCACTCCATGGCGAATACCTCAGGCATATTACGGCTGGCCCATAAGGCAGACGTGTATGCTCCGGTAATCTCATGGCCTTGGAAAAACACCCGTTTGGCAAACTCAAAACCAACAGTGGAAACATTGTTAGTGTAAGGTACGCCTAATTCCTCTAGAAGTTCGCAGTATTTTGTATAGGCTGGGCGATCAAAGATTACAACATCATCACCGAGTATTAAATATTGTCCTCGGGATTTGTTACGACCTTTGAAAGCCGCCCACACAATTCTGTGGTGAACATAGGCCATAAATGGCCAGGAAGATAGTGCCCCCATGGGCTGTCCGGTGTTGTACCGCACAAAATTCTTTGTGGGTTGGTCGGTTTTCCAAAATTTTAATACTGATTTTGGGACACTGAAGTCTCTATCAAATACTGAAACCCAAGCGTCACCTAGACCGGAACACATATCATTACCTGCATCCCTATATAATTCTTTAGGAATGGCATCAGAAGCATTGCTTAGATCTGCATAACCGTAAAACGTATGTCCACACGAATATAGATTTTTCGCTATTTGCGGAACTTTGTCATGGTGAAATGTACAATCCTCTGGAATGTCCTTTAACATATTCATAAGGACTTTATGAAAAGGTCGTAGTAATGTTTGCGTGAAAGAGTCGACCATTGCGAAAACGCGTGGTTTAAGTTTTCCACCTTCAAAGGTGAGAGAAATCTTACCCTGGAAGAGTTGGCGATTTAAATCTACCAACGGTTCGTAAGGTTCGAGTTTTTCCTCAAACCAATCATCTATGGACCCTGAATAAAATATAGAGGAAAAGTTAAAAAGCTTTTCTTCCATAGGGCTACCAA